GTGTCTCACCGTTTGATGTTTTTATAGACCCTGATGCTACCAGCATTGATGATGCCAAGTGGATTGCACAGCGTGTGCGTCGCCCTATGGTTGACGTCAAGAATGACCCTAAGTATAACCGTCGTGCACGGGAAGACTGCCAGGCTTCGCATTACAGCAAATGGTCTGCCGATGATGGCAAGCCTAAGATGTCACGTAAAGAAGAAGACGCATATATTGATGTGTGGGAATTTTATGATATCCGTCGTCAAATTATGGCTGTGTTTTGTGACGGTGGGGATAACTTCTTGATTAACCCACATAAGATGCCATACGCTTTTGGTCATCCTTTTGTTATGCTACGCAACTATGATGTTCCTGAGCATTTCTACCCTATGGGTGAACTAGAGGCGATTGAGCCTTTGCAGTATGAATTGAACGAGACACGTACACAGATGATGAACCATCGTAAGCGTTTCGCCCGTAAGTGGTTGTATCGTGAGTCAGCGTTTGACCAGGATGGTCGTGCAGCGTTGGAGTCTGACGAGGATAACGTTATGGTGCCTGTGGTTTCGGATGAACCTATTGGTGGTGTTGTTTCTTCAATGCCTGCAATTGTTAACCCACCTGAACTGTATACGATTTCGGGTACTATCACACAAGACATTGACCGTATCAGTGGTGTTGCTGAGTTTATGCGTGGCGGCTCATCAGAGATTAGCCGTACTGCTACAGAGTCGGCTATGATGCAGGATGCTATGAATGCTCGTACTTCAGACAAACTGGCCGAGGTTGAGCGTGCTATTGCGTCTGCGGCTAAACGTCTTGTTGGGCTTGCACAGCAGTTCATGACTGGTGAGCAGGTTGCTCGTGTTGTCGGTTCAGGTGCTATGCCTATTTGGGTCAACTTTGACCGTGACTATATTCAGGGGGAGTTTGATTTTGAAGTTGAGGCTGGTTCTACGCAACCTGTCAATGAATCTTTCCGTCGCCAGATGGCACTACAGATGGTTGATGCTATGGCACCGTTTGTTGGCGCAGGTGTTGTGGATATGGCGGCGTTAGCACGTCATGTATTGCAATTTGGTTTTGGTGTTAAATCACCTGAAGCGTTCTTGGCTCAACCTGCACCTCAGGGACCTGTAGGTCCTGATGGTCAACCCATGCAAGGCCCACCTCCTGGTGGTCCTGAAATGGGTGGCGCACCGATGCCAGGCATGGAAGAGGCACCACCTGCTGGTGGTATGCCGATGCCAAGTTCTATTCCACCACAGGTGTTGGCTGCTATTGCCAACCAAACTGGTGGTTTACCAAACACACAAATGTAACGAAACAACTACTACTATAGAGCAACCATTTTGGACTCTGGAGAATTATGGATACTGAAAATTTTGATGCTGAAGCATTTGACCCCATCGCTGATGGACAAGTTGAAAGCGGAGGTGATGTTTCTTTTGATGAAGCACCGATTGATTATTTCAATGTTGACGAATACGCTGACAAATATGTCAAGGTAGTCGTTGATGGCGAAGAACTTGAAGTGCCACTTAAAGAAGCGGTTTCTGGATATCAACGTCAAGCGGATTATACCCGCAAGACACAACAACTGGCTGATGAGCGTCGTGGCGTTCAGTTTGCATCGGCAATCCAACAAGCGTTGGACAATGACCCAAATGCAACTATTGAACTATTGAAGTCTCATTATGGTTTGGACCAACAGGATTCCTTTGAAGAGGATGATTTGTGGGCAGACCCGATGGAAAAGCAATATCGTCAACTTGAGAATCGTCTGAAGTCCTTTGAGGAACAACAGGCTATGAACGAGTTGGAACGTAATATTGGTTCTCTTCAGCAAAAATACGGTGAAGATTTTGACGCTAATGAAGTAGTTTCATTGGCACTAGCAAGGGGAACAACCGATTTAGAATCGGTTTACAAGCAAGTGGCATTTGATAGACTTTATAGTGGAGAACAGGCTCGTCGTCAGGCACAGGCACAGCGTGCACAGCAGGAACAACAAATTGTTCAGGCTAAGCGTTCTAGTGGTATTGTGGCTGGTGGTTCGTCTGCTCAAGGTACATCCGTAGATTCACAACCAATCACTAATTTACGGGATGCTTTTGCTGCTGCTAAACAGCAGTTGGGTATTTCATAATATTTCCTAGGAGGAATTCAAATGTCGAACCCGAACTTTGACGCACTACTCTCAACTACACTTGCGAACTATCGTGACAAGTTGACCGACAACGTGTTTACCGCACGTCCACTTACATACTGGCTTAGTGACAAGAGTCGTATCCAAACCGAATCTGGTGGTACGAAAATTGTTGAGCAGTTGATTTATGGTCAGAACAGCACTGTTGCTTCGTACTCAGGTTACGAAACACTCAGCCTTACACCACAAGATGGTATTTCGGCTGCTGAATACGACTGGAAGCAATATGGTGCTTCAATCGCTATCAGCGGTATTGAAGAGGCTAAGAACAATGGCGAGCATGCTATTATTAACTTGCTTGAGGCTAAGATTATGCAGGCTGAAGAGTCATTGCGTGAAGGCTTTAACCAAATGTTCTTTGCTGATGGCACAGGCAACTCTGGTAAGAACTGGAACGGTCTTGGTAACCTTGTTGAGTCAGGTAACACCGTTGGTGGTATTAACTCGGCTACAGCAGGTAACGAATACTGGCGTTCATATGAGGAAAACACCGCTGGTGCTTTGACTCTTCTTCAGATGGCGACTGCTTATAACAGCGTGTCTGTTGGTAACGACCATCCTGACGTTATCCTTACAACTCAAACATTGTTTGAAAAGTATGAATCACTTCTGCAACCACAGTTGCGTTACACTGATACAAAGACAGCAGATGCTGGTTTCCAGAACCTTCTGTTCAAGTCTGCGCCTATCATGTACGACGTTCACTGTACAGCAGGTGTTATGTACTTCTTGAACTCTAAGTACATCAAACTTGTTGGTCACTCTGACAAGTGGTTTGCACAGACCGATTTCGTTCGCCCTGAGAACCAGGACGCACGTTTCGCTCTTATCATGTGCTACGGTAACCTTGTTGTTTCTAACCGTAAGAAGCAAGGTAAGTTGACCGCAAAGACTGCCTAGTCAGTTTTGTCAATTGATTTGGGGGGCTTTGGCCCCCCATCTCTACCCACCACATTAAGGAGTAATGATGCCATACGCAAAAAAAAGCAAGACCGTAAATGGTCCCGATAACAACAAGGCTTACATGCCAGTTCCTAAGGGTTACAAGGGAAACTGGAATGTTCCTAAAGGTACACCTTGGAAAAAGGATTCGCCTTATAACCCAGCAAATAAAGGCAAAGGTCCAACATCTCGTGGTCCTTCACCCGAATCAGTAGCAAAAGCAAAAGCGTCTGCAACACCCCGTGTTGTATCGCCTGCACCTTCACCCAAAGCGGTGGCTGGCCGTAAGGCTGCTGTTGCAAAACGTGCTAATGCTGTTTCGGCTTCTAAAGAAGCAGGAATGATTCGTTCCAGCAAAGAAGCGGCTGCAACTAAAAAAGCACAGGCTAAGCAGGTAACGTCTCGTGGGCCAAGTCCTCGTAGTGTTGCTGCTGCAAAGAAAAAGGCTTCTGCTGTTACGCCGATTGCTTCACCACGTGGCAAGGCTGCTAACCAGGCTGCTCGTCGTGCTGCTATTACTGCTGCACAAAAGAAAGCATCTTCCAGCAAGAGGGCTTCTTCTGCACGGACTTCTGCTTCTGTGAAGCGTGGCGTTAAGGGAAAATTAAAGTAACGAACCCCACATAGGGTATGAGTAAACAACTTGCCCACACCCTATATGGAGAACCTGTAAGTGGTTCCCGACCTGCCGTTTCGGCAGTCGGGAGCAAACTTGCGCCTGGAAGCGGACCGTATATCGGCCGTAACCGTTGTATCGCCAATAACGATACTTGTGAAGGACCCAAAGCCAAACAAACCGACTACTGTATCGGTCATTTGCGTACTATGGCTAAGGAACAGAAGGAGAACGAATGAGCACAACACAGGAACTGATTACGTTCGTTAGAGACATCACCGATTTGGACGAGGCAGATTTGCCTTCGTCTCTTGTTGTTTCTTACCTTAAAGATGGGTTTCAACGTATTATAAACTTGGAGCGTCGCTGGCCGTTTCTTGAAACTACCTACACATTGTCTACTGTCGCTGGACAACGTGACTATGCCACCAGTTCTATCGGGTCTGGAAACCTACGTGAGGTCACCAGTGTCTTGGATAACTCTACCAGTGGTAATCGTCTTAGTTTGATTTCTATTGATGAGGCTGAAGCCGTATGGCACGGCTCATTTGATACCCCTACCCGTCCTTTGTTTTATGCAGAGTGGGGAGATGTTATTAAATTGTATCCTAAGCCTGATACCGTGTATCCGTTGACGGTTCGTGGATACCGCAAGGCTAGTTACACTTGGACCACCAGTTTAAATACAGAAGTGGATTGCGATGAGCGTCTGCATAACGCCATCGCATACTATGCTGTGGCGCAAGCCTACAAGAGGCAGGAAGACCCTGAGTTGTCTAACGTGTATAAGCAGTCGTTTGATGAGGCTGTTATGTTGGCTCGTAAAGAGTTGATGCGTGCCAATGGTCATCGCCCTATGGTGATGTCTAGAGGGTTTGTGCGTCCTAGTGAGAAGTATTGGCTTGAGTCTTTGGGTAGAACGCTGGGTCAATAATGTCTACAATGCGTGTTTTTCGTCAGGATGATTTTACTGGTGGGCTTAATCTTAGGGCCGACCAGTTTCAACTCGCCCCGAATGAATCGCCACGTATGTTGAATGTTGAGATTGACCCTCGTGGTGGTGTTTTTAGTCGTGGCGCTATGCGCCGTATTAATACTAGTCCTGTTTCTGGTGCTTGGCGTCCTAAGAATCTTGTTCCGTTTTATACGGGAACTAATTCTTATGTTATGTTGTCTACTGGGTTTGCATCTGCCGTTAACGGCGATGTGCACTACTCTACAGGTGGTAACTTCAGCCCTTTAAGCATCCCTGTCAGTGCACGGGATGGTGCTAGTTTTGCACCATGGGGTGACACTCTCTATATTGCTACTGGCTCCGATACTGTGTCATACAAATGGAACGGCACATCCACAACCGCTTTGAGTGCTTCTGGACCTACATGGCAGGAATCATACACTACTGGTTTGTCAGGTGTTCATTTTCCCAAGGCTAAGCACACGGTTACGCACGCAGGTAAAGTGTTTGTTGCTAATACAAACGAGAACGGTGTTGCTCGTCCCAATATTGTTAGGTGGTCGCATCCTAACAGCCCTGGCAACTGGGCCTCTAATGACTTTATTGAAATAAATGATGGTGGAGCAGAAATTACTGCGTTGACTGTTTACGCTGGTCACCTCTTGGTGTTTAAGCGTGATTCTGTATATGCAATATTTGGTTATGATTCTGACACTTTCCAGGTTGTCGAGATTTCTCGTACTGTTGGTGCAGCAACACCGCATGCTGTGACAACAACTGAACGTGGTGTTTATTTCTTTTCATATCCTGAAGGTTTGATGTATTACGATGGCAAATCGTTGCGTGACATTTTTGAACCTGTCCGTCCTGCTATTATAAACAACGCTATTAACGCCAGTATTTCTACGCAGGTTTTTGTTAACAATATTAACCGTCGTATCTGGGTTTCTGTTCCTTACAGTGAAACAGCATCAGAAACTATTTCTACTGCTTCTTTTATTTTTGACCCAACTATTGGTAATGGTGCCTGGCTGTTGTTTTCAACAGCAGACAATCGTGGGTTAAACGGTGGTTGTGATTTTATTGAACCATCTTTAGGGACAATCAAGCATTTGGGTGTTCATTCTACCCAGCCTTATGTTTTATCTGTTGATGAATACAATAATTCTTACGACAATATTACAGGAACTAACTATCAGTTTACTGCTCGTTACCGCACACGCTGGATTGATGGCGGGTCGTATTCTCAAAAGAAAATGTTTCGACGTCCCGAGGTTGTTGTTAAACAGCAAAACATTCAGGGTGGTTTAATTGTTAAAGCCTATGCTGATTATGAAGAGGCAGATAACGGTGAAATTAAACAGTATACTTTGACTATTCCTAGTTCAGGTTTGGGAATGGTTTGGGGTACTACTCTTTGGAATGCATCCAATTGGGGTGCACCAAACTCGGGTTCTCAACTTATTACTGGACGCAGTATCGGTCTTGCCAAGACTATACAGTTAGAGTTTACAGGTCCTGTTGGTACCGCTTGGGGTATCAATAGTTTTACATTAAAATACAATCCTAGGAGGGTTACAGCATAATGGCTACTTTAAATATTCCAAACAGTTTCACAAACGGCTACGTTGCAAACGCTAACGAGGTTAACGCTAACTTTCAAAGTGTTAAAACTTTTGTTGAGTCATCGGTTCTTCAGTCCGACACTAAAACGGTGTTTTTGGCTCCTGTTGGTTCTATAACCATGTATACTGGTGTTACTGCACCAGCAGGCTGGTTGCTGTGTGACGGTGTTACCAGCACTGCTTCTTATCCTGCGCTTGCGGCGCTGGTGGGGGCTACTACGCCCAACCTTCAAGGTAGGTTCCCTATTGGTGATAATGGTTCTTTGGCTTTGAACGGTACTGGTGGTTCGCTCACTATTGGTGCAAACAATCTTCCTTTACACGCACACAACAACACGGCTACTTGGACACAGGGAGCAACCACTGCAGGCCGTAGTGAAAATCCTCACTATCACACAGGAGTTACAACTCACGAAGGCACCCACTATCACACAGACGCCAGAGAAGGCACTACTGGTACTGCTGCTGTATCACATAGTCATAACGAAGAAGGAACTGCTGGAAGTATTGGGGCTGGTGGTGGCGATTTTGGTACTGATGCAACAGACTATGGTGGTAGCCACTCTCACAGTTTTACCACCAGTAGTGAAGTTTCTAACATTGTAGGAATCACTGTCACAATGGCTGGTACAGTAACGATGTCTAATGGCAACAACACCACCACAGCATCTGATTACTACCAACCATACTATGTAGTAAACTTCATTATTAAGCACGACTAATGCCTATAGAAACCCCAAGAGATAAACCAGAGTTGCAGATTTGGACTGCACCTTTAATGGAAGCACTCCGTTCATCGGATGCTTCCACTCTTCAGCATATCTTCACTTCACTTAAGGAGTATCTGCGTGGTGTTCAAACAACCATCAGTTCAAACTACTACAACCTAAATATTGGTTCTGTATCGGTGGGTACAGCAGCCGCTAGTATCACTGGCACGTTTCCGAATCAAAACTTAAATCTTGTTTTACAAACTGGACCTGCTGGGCCGACTGGCCCTACAGGCCCGCAAGGTATCCCTGGGTATTCTATTTTAAACATTGACGGTGGAGCACCTGATTCTATTTATGGTGGTATACCTGTTATTGATTGTGGGAGTATCTAATGGCTATTATTGTTCAATACCGTCGTGGCACAGCCGCACAATGGACCAGCACTAATCCTGTATTAGCGATTGGCGAGCCTGGTTATGAAACTGATACAGGCAAGTTTAAGGTTGGTAACGGTACGCAAACGTGGAGTTTGCTTCCGTATTCTAGTGGCACTGTAGGTCCGACTGGTGCGACTGGTGCTACAGGCGCAACAGGCATTCAGGGTCCACAAGGTATTCAGGGCTTGACTGGTGCTACTGGTCCTGTAGGGGCTACTGGCCCTACTGGCCCTACTGGCCCTACTGGACCTATTGGTCTTACAGGAGCCACAGGAGCCACAGGAGCGACTGGACCGCAAGGTCCGCAGGGTGACACAGGGGATACTGGTCCTGTCGGCCCTACGGGGCCTACAGGCGCTACTGGAGCGACTGGGGCGACTGGTCCCACGGGTCCAACAGGGGTGACTGGTGCTGGATATTTTGGTGTTACTTCTAACACATCAAACACTATTGGAGTTGGCTCAAAAACTTTTACCATTTCATCTCCATCTCCAAACGCATACCAGTCTGGTCAACGAGCACGAGCAATAAATCCAACATCACCAACAAACTACATGGAAGGCGTTATTACGGTATCGCTATCTACCTTAACCATGACTGTAGATACGGTTGGTGGTTCTGGGACTCATGGCATATGGAGTTTTTCTCTTGCTGGCAATGTTGGTCTTACGGGTCCGACTGGTCCGACTGGTCCGACTGGTCCAACTGGACCTACTGGTCTTACTGGTGATACAGGTCCTACTGGTCCGACTGGTGCGACGGGTCCAACAGGTGCTACTGGTGCTGATTCTACTGTTCCTGGCCCTACGGGTCCTGCTGGTGCTACGGGGGCTACGGGTCCTGCTGGACCCATCGGACCTACAGGCGCCACGGGCGCCACAGGCGCTACTGGTGCTACGGGTGGTTTTAACTCAACACAAATAATTAACGCACAGCACAATGCTACCTATTCTTTGGTGATTTCTGACTTAGGAAAAATGATTACAACAAGCCATGGAACCGCTGTTACTATAACCGTTAATGCGTCTTTAGGTTTAGTGCCTGGACAGTCTATTGATTTTTTACAATTGGGCAACGGACAGGTAACTATAAACCCTGGTACAGCCACGGTCCACGGAACTCCAGGACTTAAGTTAAGGGCAAAACATTCTTCGGCATCACTGTTTTGTACAGCAACAGACGAGTATGTTTTGATTGGCGATTTGAGCGCATAATGCCAATCCGTAGAGGAACGTTTGCTTCAAGCATGACTGGATTGCCTATTGCTATAATCGGGGCTGTAACAAACTTCAATCAAGACAAGGCGACATTTAACGCTATCGTAAGTGCCGAGTATCAAAGTACCACAGTTAAGTTTCAATACAACACAACAAACAACTTTGCTTCTTACACTGAAGTTACTGCTGCTAATTCTCCTGTAACCAGTCAATCTGTTGCTGCTTATTTTAACGCTACTGGTTTGTCTGTTGGGACTACCTACTATGTTCGTGCTGTTGTGAGCAACATTATTGGTACTGTTACTACTTCTTCTGTTTCGTTTACCACTTGGAGTCTTAAGACTTATTTAAATACTACGGCTGGTTCATACACTGTAAGTGTTCCTTCTATCACACCAACTGGTGGTGTGGCAATAGCGCCAACTATTTATGAAATGCTTGTTTACGGTGGAGGAGGTTCAGCGGCTTATGGAGGCGGTGGAGGAGGCGGTTATCGTATATCAGGAAGCACACAATCCAATACGGGTGGAACGCAGTCAGTTACCATCCAAGTTGGTGCAGGTGGACCATACAACAGTTCTACCTCATTGCCTGCACCAGCAGGTCAAAATTCTATTGTAATTTTTGGTTCAACAACTTGGACTGCTGGTGGTGGTTTAGGTGGTGGATGGCTTACTAACGCCGCAGGTAGTGTAGGTACTGGAACAAACCCAGCACATGCTGGTGGGGTTGGTTACTACGGTTACACATATATTTCTGGTTACAATCAATGGACAGACCCATCATGTGGATGTTGTGCAACTGATAAATTCGGCTTTTGTGAGACATACTGCACATGCAATAACCCCAATAGCCCTATCTACTCAACTGATTACAGCCGCTACGCAGGTGGTGGCGGTGGAGGAACTGACTCTGCTGGAGGGACTGCTGGTTATCCAGACGTAGGTGGAACTGGTGGAGCAGGAGGTGGCGCATACGGCTTGCGGGGTGGTAATGGCGGTGGCGGTGGAGGCACAAGCAGTGCTGGAGCCGCAGGTTCAGTACCAGCAGGTTCAGGTCCAATCGTAGGTACTGGTGGTACTGGTTGGTGGAATGGTGGCGTTGCTGGCGGTGTAACATTCAAATACTACGGACCATAAGGAAATTATGATTACAGTAAAACCATTTAACTTGGAAGTTTTGTCAACACACAAAGGATTCTTTTTGCTTGACGAACTTCCCAAACACGCAACAGAAGTTGATGTGTGGGTACAAACTCCAGCAGGTAATGAGTCTGTTGATTTTGTTGACATATTTAGTATGGCAGATGGCTCCTTGCTTGCTGCATGGAAACATCCATTTCAAAAGATACAGAACCTTCAGGCTTTCTGTGACGGGGTAACACAGGTTTTAAGTTTATACATTGTTGAGAGGGTTTTTGATGTTTACGATAAATCACCAGATTCAGAGTATGGAACATTTATTTTTTGCCCGTCTGTTCATGTGGAGGGTGCCGACTGGCGCTGCGACCAAAACATGTACGGACCTAGGTCGTTTAAAGGTGAAAAGGTTGCTCAAATAATAAACAGTTTAGATGAAATTGTTTATTATGAACCATTCTTAAATGTCTGCGGTGCTGGACATATTATATATATCGAAACAAGAACAAAGTCAGAACTTGCAAACGAAAAATTAAACAACAGCATAATCCCTGTTACGGGAAGAACATTTCAGGAATGTTTGCGTTTGGTTTATGAATGGTCTGTGCTTGCTGAAGAACCTTTCAACTCAAAAGATGATGCCGCCGTTGCGGCTTCAAAGTTTATTAAATCTTTGAAACTGACAGAACAGGAAATTAAGGAAATTAATAGTCTTCCACAGATGCAGGTATCTAAGTTTATTTTGGGTTCTGAAACTGCAAGACTGCGGGATATGGAAATACCTGAATTGTCTGAAGGGATTGTGAATATTCTTTTCAAGCGTATTGCGGCAAGCACGTTGTCTTTTATCGTTTCCCGAAATCCTAGTATTTGGGATTTTGATGAAATCAAAAATCAGGAGATACTTCAGATGGAAATGGGCATTCAAAGGTTTAGGGAATACTATAAACTGCCAGAAGACATGGATATCGAGGATGGGAATAAGGTTTTGGACCATGCTTTTATTTATTTCGAAAAACAGCATTCCTATGTGTACACACAGTTAAGGAACTTTAGAAACAAGAAGAAAGTCCTTGATGGGCTGGAGGTAACGAAATGACGTACTATAGAGGATTTGTATGAGCAATATTGACTACACAGGATTTACACAGCGCCAAAGAGCCGCAGGGAGCCAGTATGGCTCCAAGACGGCTTCTAACGCCTATGCCCGTTTCTTGTCTCAACAGCGTGGTTCTAGGAAGAAGTTTGGGCTTCAACAGGATTATGAGAAGCAGGCACCGAAGGTGGTTGGCGGATACACACAGCGTGGTCTTGCTGGGCCTGGTGTTAAGTCGGGTATTTTTCAGAAGGGTATGAATGAGTTTGCTAGTCAGAATTTGAATGATATTAATGATGTTAATACTGAGATTGCTAGCGATATGGACCAGTTCAATTTGCTTGACCGTCAAAACAAGGCAGAGTATGAAGACCAACTGGCCGCTATTCAGGCCGAGAAGCAACAGCAGATTGCTAATACAGCAGCAACTTTACAGGCTTTTAAGCCGTTCTTAGGAGGATAACATGGCCGTAGCAAAAGATGAGGGTCCAGCAACCAAGGGGCTGGTTGGTGTTAAAGATAAAAAATCTAAAACACCTAAGGGTGGTACTTCGTACACTGGTGCTTCGGGTCAGTATGCTTGGCGTAAGCCTGCACCTGTTGGTACTGCGATAACGCCACAGCAACAAAACATAAAGTCTCCTGCTCAAATTGCTAGGGAAGCAGCCATCATTGCCAAAGATGGAGCATTGACTGGTGTCGGAGGTGGAGGTGGTGCTGGTGGTCCTAGTCCACTTGACCGCTATACACAGGCTATTCAGGGTATGCTTACTAGTGGTTCGTATCGTCAACCACAGGATGATTTGCTTGCTAAACTTACCGAAATGTATGGTCAGGCACAGCCACAGATTAATACTGCTATGGATAGTTTGACTGGTTTTCTTCAGGGGCAGTCTAATCCTTATGCTGGTTTGCAGGCTCAAACAACGCAGGTTACGCCTCAGTTGTCTGAGTTGCTTCAGTCGCAAGGTGTTGACCAAACTCCTTTGCAACAGTTGGCTGCTGTAACGCAGGCACAGAACACTGGTCAGTCTGATGCGTTTCAAAACCTGATTGGTTCTATGCAGAACATGTGGCAGGGTAACCAGGCTGGGCAGATTTCTGATGTGGCTGCACAGAGGGCTGGTTTGCAAACGCAATTAGAGAATTCTAGATTGGGTGCTGGTACACAGTTGAACACTCAGGCTGCTGGTCAACAGCAGGATTTGATGAAGATGTTGCTGGAGGCGTTGTCTAAAGGTGGACGACCTAACAAGGGTGGGTTGTTTGGTGAAAGCAACACGGCTGCAAGGCTACCAATCAAAGTTGGAAGAAAAGGTAAATAATGGACCCAGTAGTTTTACAGTTGCTTATGCAAATGTCGCAAGCCAAAGGTGGAAACAGGAATCTGTCGGGAACGCTTAACAACATGGATAATCCTTTGTTGTTGGCTTTGGCTGGTGTTTTGGACCCTATGAGCGGTCAGGGCGCTGGACAGTCTAGTGGTATTTATAATCAGTTTGCTAACGACCCTAATACTCCTGCTACTGTTCAGCAGGTTATGGATTGGGTTGACCAGGGTTTAAACAAGTACCAGATTGAGTCTATGGTGACTCAACTGCCTGATGCTGTTGTTATGGATGGCGGATACACAAAGAAGCAACTTGTTTCTATGGCTAATGATATGACTAAACAGCGTTCTACTGGTGCAGACAAGAATGTATTCGAGAAGGCTGGTTACCGTAATCCTAATGATGTGTATGGTTTGATGGATGCCCCTTTGTCTGCTGATTCGCAGCAACGTTTGGTTGAGTTGCAAACAGAGTATGAGCCGATAGAAAATAAGATGGCTAACCAGGAATCTCGTTCACGTGTGGCGGCTAATAAGATGCGTGGTTTTGGTACTGAAGTTAAATCTACGCTGGCTGATGATTTAAAAAGAGAAGCAAATACTTTGACGACAGGCATGGCTAGTGTTGCTATGCGTAATTTAGCCAAGTATGTAGCATCTAATCCTTATTTGACTGTTGAGGATTTAAATGAGCAGGTTGATTCCATTGCTTCTACAACTTCTGCTCGTCCTGGCGAAGTTAAACAATTTAAAAAACGTGCTTTAAAATATGTTGATGCTCTTGCCAAAACAGCAACTCCTGCTTCTGAAGTTAAAAGTATGGACCGTGGCAAGTCTGTTGCCGATTGGGAGCAGTCCAAAATTGAAGAGTCTAAGATTAAGGCTGAGGCGTCTAATAATGCTCGTTTGCAGGAAGCCATTAGGCAGGCCAACTTGGACCAGGCTGCAAGGGCAGGGCGGACACCGTTTACAGACCAGGCTTCTCAGTTGATGAAATTCATTGCTGGGACGAAGTAACGATTTCCATATAGAGTATGGCTAATCCGTATACAGACCAGAGGGCTTTGCTTGCCCGACTGCAACAACAAAACACTGGTGCAGCAACCTCTAGGGTTGCGCCTGGACCTTTACCATCTAAGGCTGGTATCACTTTAAGCAACACAGCCACGAATATGGCTATTACTAACCCTGCTCTCAGGTCCAAGATTGAGGCTATTGCGGCCAACAAGCCACAGGGCGCTGGTGGCGTTATTGGTGTGCTTGGCACGGCTCTAAAGCCGTTGTCGGTGTTGGCTCTTCCTGGTCGTGCTGTTGTTGGTAGTGTTCGTGAACTTGCTGATGTTATGGATGGTAATCCAAACACTACTGCTAGTTTTGGTGATTTCCGCAAAAACATGTCTGACCCTACGTTTGGGTTTGGTAAAGCATTTAAAATCAATACAGGAAGCATTTGGCTTGACAGAGGTATCGGCCTTGTTGGCGACCTCGCTTTAGACCCTTTAACTTATCTTACTGCTGGTACAGGCAAGTTTGCTGGTATGGCTGGGAACGTTGATTTGGCTGCTAAGGTTTTGGGTATAACTAACGACGCTGCTTTGGCAGGTCGTGTTGCTAAGTATGGTCGTGGAGCGTCAGGGTTGACAGACGATATTCTTCAGGGTGCTGGTGCTAACCGTCACGGCTTGTATATGTTTGGAAAGAAACTTGGTAAGGCTGGGGAAATGCAGCAGGGTTTCCGCATTCCTGGTACTGGTGCGCTGGGTCAAATGACCAGCGCTTCCATGTCTAGACTGCGTGTGTCTGTAATGGGTACAAAAGGTGGAAAGTTTCTACAAAAGATTACTATGCCTCCTGACATGCTTGAAGCACGAGTGGCTTTGCGTCAAGGAACTTTAGGCTCTACTGACGCTGTTAGAGCAGTTATTGGGGCTATACAGTCGGAACCTATTCAGCGTATGACCACAGGTACTGTTCGTCAAGCCGAGGCTGCTTCTATGGAGCAGTTCCTTAAAGAACTTGACGTTATGGGTGCTGAATCGTATGGTGATGATTTGCATAAGATGATAACAAGCGAAGGTGCCTACAACGCTGGTACAGCAGAGCAACGCATGATTGTTGATGCTATTAAAGAAAAGTTTGCTTATTTTGAAACCAATGTAGACGCTGCTCGTCAAGTTATTGACGACACTAGTCCTCCTTTTGGTATGAAAGACTACTTCCCAATGATGCAAACTGATGAGGCTATTGCATTCAGGTCTAATGGTTCTGCTGCTGCTGAAGAGTTGAATACTATTTACCGTCGTGACCCTCTTGAGGGTGGTAATAACTTTAGAACTAGAACCCTTGAAGAAGGCGACATTTTCTTTGGTCATCGGCTTACACAGTCGGATATTGACGGTGGTATCGAGGCTTTAAACACTATTGCGACACGTGAAGGTACTGGTTTTACTGGTAAGTTTTTCGAGACTGATGTTAAGAAAGTTTTAACTAAGTATGTTGATTCTTATGCTCAAGAGATGGGTATTCTTGAGAAGCATAAGTTTCTTGTTGAGTCTGGATTTTGGACTCATGCAGATAATGTAACTACAGGCAAGTATGTATTAGATAAAGAGTTGATTGATTCTGTAAAGAAGAACATTAAAACTTTAGATAACGACCTCAAGGCTTTGCATTATTCTGTTCAGAAGTCACATATTGGTTTTTCCCAGGCTTTAGATGATTATGTTAAACAACTTGAAGAAACATTAACAAACTTCAAGAGTGCTACTGGCGAGTTGGGGCAGATGGAAACACTTGCTGCTTCAAAGCAAGTGTTGGAAGATGCTCTTAGTGGTTCTTTGACTGCTGGTGCTGATGAACTGCGTTTGTTGGCTGACAATCTTGGAAACATGAAAGCAGGATATGCCAAGTTGATGGGTCTTGAAATTAGCGGCAAGAACATTGTTGTTGCTGGTACAGAAGAACTTGCTGATGTGCCTATGACTCTTGATGGTTTGATTTCAACTATTGATGATGTTCAGCGTGAGGTTTACGCTCTTGGTGAACAGATGGACAATCTTGCCATAGATAGGGTTGGCACGGAACTAGAGGCTGCTGCTAAGCAAGCCGAGTTAGAAATGAAGAAAGTGGAAGACAGAATGCGGGAACTTGTTCCTCGCATTCAGAATGTTACTCAGTTTGCTAACCAACTGGAAAGTGCTTTTGAATCTTTGGCTACTGGCTCTAACTTGGCGGACTTTAACGAGCATGTAGTTAAGGTTGTTGCTATGGCCATGCGTGATGGTCAGATTGGTTCTGATACTGTACAGAAGTGGATTAAAGAACAATATGATTTCTCAGGCAGGTTAGAAACTGCTTTGCGCAACCTAAGCAACGAGCCTGGTAGCCTGTTTGAACGTACCAACCAAATAGTTAATACGATGAAGATTAGTAATATTACTAAGATGAATCCATCTGAGTTTTACGATAATCTTACTAAGATGTTTACTGGAGAAATGACTCACGCTCGGGTGCGTGAGATGGCTGTGTATGCGCTTCTAAATAATGATATAATTTATGGGGATAATGTTCCAGAGTTGCTTAAGCCTTTGCGTGCTAAGTTGGAGGATTTGATTGAGAAATCTGCCCAGGCAGAAGCGTACGCTGATACAATCAGAAAGGCGGACACTACGGGTAACCGTATGAATGCCGCCAGGGTTTGGGAAAAGCAATGGGAGCCCGCCTATCAGCGTGTGCAGAATGACCGTGAGGCTCTTGCTGAGTTTGAAGAATTTCGTGATTCTTTTACTGCCGTAATTAACGACCTTGACGATACCTCAATACTTGACAGCACTATTACCGATGCGATGCTTGACAGATACTATGATAAGTATCCCTTTTTGCAACAACTTGTTCCTCAAGAGCAAAGCGCAGAAGGTTTTATTACTGACTTGATGAATAGTTCAATGGTAACCAATGGTGAAATGCTTGATGGCATGTTGGTTAGTGATGTTGGTTTGGGTCGTGGTGCTGGTGATTCGGCTGACCGTTTAACCTTTAGGGATTTGCTTGCCAAAGTTGAGTCGGCTATTGCTCAGAAACAAGCACTGTGGGAAACAGCCGTTTACAGGATTGGCCCTGGTGGGGTCGGTGAGAAATTTTATACTGGTAAGGAAATTGTTAGACGTTTTGACCGTGCTAAACAAATTAAAAACATCCTTTCAGACCTGAACAAAAAGCGTGCTCAAGAAGCAGAGTTTTTATTTAACGAAGCCGACAAGGCTCGTGGTGGAATTTATCGTGACTTGTTTACCCCTGAGAAACAAGCACGATATCAAGAACTAAAACTCATAAATCAGAAGCGTGCCTTGACGCCTGCGGAAAAGAAAGAGTTTACTCTTTTTGAAAAAGCAGATAACCTTAAACTTGAATCAGAGACACGTGCTGCACAAAAAAGCGGTGCCGATAGATATCAAGAACTTGATAATGAATTGGCTGAACTTACTGGTGGTGGAAGTCTAGTTAGGCCTGAATGGTTTGATGGCGAAGTTAATGCAAAACTAGATTTGGCTAACTCTATTTTAGAGTATCAAATGGTTTCTGAAGTTCACACACGTTTTAAGGCTATTGTAACATATACAGAGGCTATGGGGTATGTTCCTACAGAGGCTATGTTTGCTAAAATAACCGAGGGTGTTTCTAGCAAGTTTATGCCTATTTTGGATAGTAAGATTAGCGAATCAATTCGTGCTCGTATTATTATGCAAAGAATTGATGAAGAGATTGCCGTAGCAATCAATGCAGGTAGAAATGTTGATGGCGTTTCTGTTGCTTCTCTTTTTAAACAAAAAATGGCTGGATTAACTTCTGCTGAAAGAAAAGTTGTAGAGGCTGTTATCGGTACTCGCATTTCTTGGGGTGCAGACCCATGGACTTTGAAGCGTGGTAAGGCTGCATGGATTAAGGCAAACGTTCCAGAAGGCACTACGGCTTCTAAGGCTGAAACAATGTGGGTTAAGGCTGTGGTTCAACCATGGTATGTAAACGCCGTCCCTGGTGGCCCTTTATATAAGAATAGAATGTTAGATGCCCTTAATGAGGCATCAAAAGGTAGAAGTCGTGCTGCTAGAAAGCAATTGTCATCTCCTTGGGCTGATGATGCAACGCCCGATATAGTCAAGTCTTGGTTTGAAGATATTCTTGGTACAGGCAACTCTGTTATTGGCGGACGTCGTGCTAGAGCGGCTGCGGCTGGTGTTGATGGGGAAATTGAACAGCGAATTTACGGAATGAAACAAGTTCGTGCAAAGTTTAAAACCATGATTGCCCCCGACATGAACATGGAAGATTTCTTTCTGCTTGGACCACAACGTTCAAACAAAACACCATCTCTTTATGCTCAGTTCCTGCAAGACTATGCTGATGATTTGGAACGTCGCATTGCTGCTAAGAGGGCAGTTGATAAACGTATTGTAGACCCTGTTACTGGTCGTCCACAAATTGGTAGTGTTGAAGAACTTATTGCTCAAGAAAAAGGAAAGGTTGAAGGATATCTTTCTGGTACTATTGATTTGCCTGATGGTATTACTGCCGAGTTCAAGGTTGCTTTAAATAAGAAACGTGCTGCTGTAGAAGCGCAGAATGCTATTGATGCTGCACAGAAATCACTTGATGATTCTGTTGCACTCAAGCCCGAACTTGATGCTATTAATAAAACGTCAAAGTCTCGCTGGTTGACCAAGGAAGAAAAAGCCCGTAAGGTTGAAATTGAAAAGCAAGTTAAGAAGTTGCAAAACGACCTTACAAAGGCTAAAGAGAAGGGCAAGAAAGTAGAAAAACTTACTGCCAAAGAGCAGAGGTTTTTTGCTGGTCTAGTTGAATCCGTTGACGAGACTGGCACTAGGTCTTTTGAATACACAGTACCCAAAGGTACGCCAGTTGTTCCTAGAGGGCCAAAGGCTTTGGCTCGTGAGGCTGCTGAAGATGCGCTAGTTAAAACCAGTGAAGAGAGTGCTATTCCAAGAGAAGCGGCTAGGGCGTTAGCGCAATACAGCGAGGCCATGCAGACACCTATGCATGCTAAGGCGAAGCAGGATGAACAGTTAGTCAGGGTTATGCAGGCTTTGGCTGGATTTGATATGCATAAAGTTCCCAAGTTTGTATCAGCGTCTGACGGGTCTACTGTTGCTACTTATGCTACTGGTGCTCCTATCACTTTCTCTGATGCTCAATGGCGCTCTTTGTTTCATGGAGTGCCACAAGAACGACTTAGTTTTAATCGTGGTAAAGCACAAATAGAGTTAGACCGTCTTCGTGTAGATTTGCGCAACATTGACAGAGAACTTGCAGACATGAACGTTAGGTATAATGAACTTCAAACTCAGGTGGGGGCATCACGGTTTCCTAGTTTGCGTCGTGCGATACAGGAAATGTCTGAAGAGATTAAACTGGTAGAGTCACGGCGTTATTCATTGCTTAATGATATTGATGAGCAAAAAATTGTTATTGAATCTTTGGCTGATGGGATTCAGTCTGTTGCTTTAGGTAAAATAAAGATTCTTGTTGAAGGACGTTTTGCTCCTGATGGCGAGATGATTCAGGCACCTATTTTTGATGAAAATGGATTAAAGCGTTGGCTTGAACATATGCATCCTACGCAGTCTCTTATGAGGGACGAAAAGTTTGGTGATTTGGGCTTGTTGGTTGAAAAAACAACTAAAGACCGACTATCAGAGGCCAAGGTTACCACCACTAATTATGTTCCAATTATGCAAACCTCAGAAGCCATGCGTTTCATGGGATTGTCTAACGACGCAGAACGAGCATCTGCTCGTGCTGCTAATGTGGCAAAAACATGGGAGGCAAGTCCAGAGTATGCTCATCTTCAACGCATGTCACAGTTGGAAAGCAACTCATTTATTGTTATGCTCAAGCATCAACAAGACCAGGTTGGTTCCGCAGAAAGACTTCTTGAAGAAGTAAAAGCCAGGTTGGGTGCAACACTTGCCGATGCGCAAGATATTAGTCAGGGAATGTCTACGGTTCGCAGAAATATCGCTGATACAGCAGAGCGGGGTTCTGATGCTTTGGAGAACTTGCGTGGTGCTGGTGTTACTATTCCACAGGAGCAGTTTACTATGCCTGGATATCCAGCGTGGGATACTTATCCTGATTGGGTTAAGCGTGACATTATTGAAAACAATAAGATAGCACATGCTAATGACCCTAGAATTCCGTTGTTGCCTGAGGAGCCAGTTGCTGTGCCTGCTGAGCCTTTCCCTTTGAGTGCTTTGTCTACGCCTGATGAAATCAGGGCGTATGCTGCACGCATGGAAGAACAAGCCATGCCTAGTGGTCCATTGGTTAAGGACGTTTCTGGTAGCGAGAATGTTGCTTTGGGTAGAGTTGCTGATGAAGCCATGAGTCTTGAAGGGGAATACAACAAGGTTGTACAAGATGCTGTTAGGGCTAGGAAAACTGCTAAAGAGTGGCAGGAAGGTGCCCGTGGTGAATCTGTACCTAGGGATGCTGGTTACTCTCCAGAGTCGCAGGCCGCTCTTCGTGCCATGGAAGGCAAAGCCCCTAGAGAAGGTGGCCGTAAGGCTGCGCTGAATGAGGTTAGGGCAGCATTTAATGAACGCCTAAAGGTTCTTACTACTGCTGAAGAAGTTACTCAACGTGTTCAAACCAGGCTTGGAGAGATTGAAGAAAAGATTCTTTCTTACGGCATTGAAGGCGATACGCTGTCGTTTTGGACTAAATTGGAAGACAATCGTGTCATGGCTGATTTGATTCAGCAAAGACTTGATGATGTTCAAGCGTTGATTGATTCAAGACCTGAAGATGCCATAAAGGTTCTAAAGGATTCTGTAAAGGGCAGGAAGACCAGCAAGGCTGTTCTTGATGCTGATGTTCAGACTGCTTTGGATTCGTATCGTCAATGGTGGACAGAGAACTACGATATTATTCGTGGTGTTACGTCACCAATGGATGACCTAGAAAAGCCAGTGTACGATGCGTGGACTAAAGCAGCGAATGCTGAGATTGAACTTATCGATACACAGTTGATGCGTGGTGAAGAGGTTCGTGCTTTGGCTCGTGCTTCTGCACCTGTATGGCATGAAACCACCTTTACAACCCTTGAAAAGGGTTATGAGAAGGCGGCACGAGAGTCTGGAATGCTTAAAGGTCAAGCCAAGGTTGACGGTAGAAACTTCCCAAGTTTGTATGGCAATAAAGAAGCGTTGGACCTTATTACAAGTTTGGACCGCCTAAAAACTCCTGGTGTTTCTCGTGACTTGGCTAAGTTCATGGGTGAATATACTGGATACTTCCGCTCGTACGCAACTTTAAGCCCTGGTTATCATGTGCGTAACACGATAAGTAACGTGTTCTCTATATTTACTGCTGGTGCTCAAATTAAGAATATGACTGAAGGTTTCCGTTTGTGGCGTCAACTTACACGCACACTAGACCAGGGTGGCACGCTTGATGATTTTGTTTCGGCACTTCCTGCTGAACAACAGATGGCTGGTCGCAGAGCGGCTGAGGTTATGTTTGGTATGGGTGGAGGCAAAACAGCCGACGCTTTGCGTGGATTCAGTGAAGGCGGAAACATACTTAAAGACAATAGGCTTATTAGGTTCTCTCGTCGTACTGGCGGAAAAGTTGAAGGCTCAGGACACTTTGTATTAGCATACGATGGTCTAATGCAGGGCTTCACTCCTGAACAAGCATTTAACCGTACACGTCGCTACCTGATTGACTATCAATCAAGAACTATTCTTGATGAATCTATGCGTGACATTATTCCATTTTGGATGTGGATGAGTCGCAACCTACCTTTGCAGATTGTTAACCGCTGGACAAACCCTAAAGTATATGTAATGTACGACAAGATTGTTAGAAACATGTCTGAAGATGATAATGGTATTATGCCGAACTATTTGCAAAAGCGTAACCCAATTAATCTTGGTGGTGGAAACTTCTTGAACCTTGACCTTCCTACCAGTGGTATTGACCAACAGATTTCAGATATAACGAATCCGAATAAGTGGTTGTCTTATGTCAACCCAGGTATTCGTACACCTATCGAGTTGATGACCAACAGAAACACATTCACTGGTCAACCTTTTGATAATAGTTATGTTCCTATTAGTGCTGTTATGAAACCATTCGTTCCTATCCTGAGTGCTATGGGTCAGATTGAGCACAACTCTAAAGGCGAACAGGTTGTTTCTCGCAAGGCTTTGTATGCGCTAACATCAATGAACCCTGTTTTGTCTAGGGCTGATAGAATGTTACCTACAGATACCGACAGCGTGAAGGGCCGTAACTCTTGGAATGCATTCTTTGGTGTGCCGTTGACACAGGTAGACGAAGGTATGCAGGACTCAGAGCGGTATCGTAGAATTGCGCAACTAAAAGCATTACAAGCCAAACAACAGAACCTTGGGTTCGGAGGACAATGAGCAAGTTAAAGTATCCATCAAAAAGACTGGTAGTACCTGAAGCGTTGAGTCGCACACCTAATGGTGTGCTGCCTCTCGCTGTGTTACGCAAGGCTAAGGCAGGTGGCTTGTTGTATAAGCCTGTTGCCAAGTCATTCAATGAGATGTATGCCAAGGCAAAAGCCGAAGGTATCAAGTTAGTGTCGGTCGGTTCGTATCGTGACTATGATAAACAGCATGCGTTGTTTATGAGCAGATACAGCCTAAAGGATGAGGGTCGTGTTCCTCAGGTGACACGTAAGTTTGATGGTCGTGTTTGGTATTTGAAGAAGGGTGTGTCGCCTGCGGCTTCCCCTGGTACGTCTAATCATGGTTATGGTTTGGCTATTGACCTTGATGTTTCCAATCCGAAGGTGTATGCATGGCTTGATGCGAATGCTCCTGCGTTTGGTTTTTATTTGCAGGGTAAGCCGACGTTGCCTAATGGTCGTAAGAACCCTGAGTTTGAGGCGTGGCATTGGCAGAAAGTTGATGCGTAGAACGCAGAAAAGCCACCCCGTAGGGTGGCCATTCTAGTTTTATTATTCGTCCCAGATATTAATATTATCTCGTTTTAATGCGTACTCCATAGTTTTAAGTAGTGACATAAGTACGGCTATGCCTACCATCCAAGATTCTGTATCGCCAAGTGGCATACCGTAGCCAGCCCTTACGGCTTCTACCATGTCGTCTTGGCTCATCATTACACTCATCTCGTAGAACGTTCCGTGCTGTTGCACGATGCGTTCTGCTTTGGATTCTATTGCTTCTACATCCTCGGGGGGTAGAATGTTTTTAATCCATTCGTTGTGGTCGTTCATTTGAAATCACTATCCAATCATTCGGTAAACCGTTAATGTATTGTCCTTGTCCTAGTTCTATGTTATCTTTTCCATAGTGACTGGCAAGGACTGCATACAGTTCTTGGACGCTGACTGCTTTGAGAAAGGCGACCGTGAACTGGTTCGCTTTCATTCAGTCTCAGTGTTCTCCTCAGCCCGCATTGAGTTTTCAATGTTGGTTGCTACTGCTACAATTGATTCTACTGCTGATGGACCAAACTTTTCTTCAATCAAATGAATGATTGCGAAAATGTTTGCTACAATCCAGTAGACATCTACTGGTACTGGTCTATCATTCGTGTCCTGTGTTGGTTCCATAGTTGTCTCCTAGGTTTAGGTTGAATGTTTCATCTAGGAGCATTAGCGCAATTACGCTATACCCTACGATATCTAATAGTGTATCATACGTTGACTCGTTTTCTGCTTTGCGACCTTCAAGGTTTTTGTATCTTTCTACCTTGTCGCTGAGGCGAACCACAACGCCTACAAGTCCGAAACGGTTGATGTTGCCATGGCCGTAGTCGTGCTGTTTGCTACATAAGGTTGATATCATCTCGCCTGTGTCCCACTGTTCCTGCATCCTGAGCAGGTTGATTGTCTGCTTGGCTAGGTTGCTAACCATTGCTTCAATGACTCTGTTCATTGTGTCTCCGAGTTCAATGGTGTCAACCATTGAGTCTCGATATTCAATCATTGTATCTGCTGTGATGGGTGCCATTTGGTTTTCGCCTGCTAGGAACATCACCCACTGTGTGGCTGACTGTTCCCATGTTTCTGCGAACCGTACTGATTTGCGTATTGTTGTGTCTGTTGACATTGCTATCCTTAATGTTTCGAACGCCTGATTACGCAGACGCCATACGTGTGTTTTGGTCATGCCGAGTTCATCGGCTATTGCTTGTAATGATTTGCCTTCGCTTATACAAGCGTTCACAATCCACAGGCTTCTAGGGTCTAGGTCATCCACGTATTGTGCTACGGTTTCTCGTAGCACCATAAGTGATTCTGAGGTTTGCTGTGGTTCTTCAAACGGTATCGCCTGCATCAATGCTTCGTAGTCGTTTTCAGGTGCCCTGTCTCCTGTGGTGCGTGTTACTTTAGTCATCGTACTTTGGGTTAATCATCATGTCCATAACGTCGCTTGGTTCCAAAAGAAAACCCCTCGCTGGATTCTTTGAGAAGGCGGCGAAGTCTCTTAACTTCAACGTCCGAGAATTGACTCGTAGATACTTCTTTAGTCTCTTTACACTCACCACGATGAAAGCACCAGATGTGTCGTCCAATGTGTATACGTATACCCACCAGTGGGCTTTCGTTACTTTGATTCCTGATTTGTTCCATACCTGATTACCTTCCTCATCTGTCTTGCGAAATGGATTTTGCTCAATCTCCACTGCCATCCTGCCATTACGGTACCTGTCGCTTTTGACTTCGAAAGCCCCTGACTCAAGCGATGATAGGAACTTCTTAACAAGGCCCTCTCCTTTTTGTCCATACTCTAAATCCTTTTTAAAGTTAAATTTTGATGCTGGGATATCCCAATCTGAATTCTTACTCATGTTTCGTTACCAATAGTCGTTTAACAAGTTTGTCGTCTACATAGGCGACGCCATTCAATCCATCTAGAATTGATTTGGCATAGTTATCGATGTCTCCTCTTAGCCCACTGGATGTGGGGTCTTTAGATTCGGTTACAGTAACTCTGAGTTTATGTTTGTATAGTGATATTGTTATGTCTACTGGCTTGTCAGCACAAGGACCTTCCCAGGCTTCTCGTACTGCACGTTCAAACTCTAAGGTTTGGATTGGGGTGAACACACGCCCACGGCGTCCCAGCCGTGGACGTTGCTTCACTTTGGGTTTGAAGTTAAAGGTTTGTGTATGTCTCATAGCATCTCTCTACAAGTTTCAGCATCTCTGCTTCACCGTCTGCTCTCAGATAGAACTTGCCCCATCTTGAATCTGCTGAACGGATAACAGCCAACGCTTCTGCTGGTGTGATGCCTGCGTCACGCATTTTACATGCCAACCTAAACAACGCACTTGAACGGTCCGAACCTTCCATCGGTCCATCACGCCAAATCACATACGGTATAGGACCGACACGCCTGAGGATTAGACGAACATCTTCGTTTGTTTCCATAGACATGACATGTGTGCGTGTTGGTGGTTTCCACATACTGGCTAGTATATCAAGCGTTGACTCATCAACACGTGACTCTAAAGCCAAAGGTAGGAAGTCTACGAGAGGCATCGGCTGGTCGTTGTCGTCCAGTATGGTGCGTTCTAGTGGTTGCCCTGCGTAAGCGTTAGGGTATGGTAGGCGTACATAGTTGCCGTAGCCTGCACCTGCTGACTCTTGTTTAGGGTTGACTTCTTTTGCTGGGTAGTTGATTGCTTGGTGTGCCGACAAAAATGCTCGTCGCATTGTTGCGGCTGGCACCAGTGAATCAGCAAACACCCACACGTGGTATCCTTTGCGTGTCTTCTCAACGAACGATGTTACACCTTTTGCTGTGAACGATAGTTGCAAGTTTCGGGCTGCATCTAAGTCGTCTACGTCAATGTCGGAACATCCCCATACTGTGTACCAGTTGCCTTTCCAAGGCATCAACGGATACACACCAATGAGTTCATCACCTTGCAGGTGTTTCAGGAACGAGTCGGCGTTCAATGGTTTGCGTACACAGCCACCTTCCCACGCTCCGTAAACATCTCCACGACCACGGAACAATGTAAGGAATGAATCAACTATGTAGGGTGTGATTACAGTTCCTGTTGCGTCCATTGTGCACCTCGGATGTATTGGTCAGGTAGTTCGCCGTTCTTTAGTTCCCACAGTCGTCCTGTACGCACATCTAGTTCAAAGTCTACATCGTCAACGAGCATTCCTGCTGGTCGTTTGTTTTTCAACAAACTCATTGTAATGGTGTACTCATGAACACGCAAGTCATACACTAGGGACTCTAGTCTTTCTTGGTAGCGTTCGTTGTGGTTCTTATCGAGGCGTTCACGGAGTTCTTGAATCTCAGCCATTATCTCGTACTTCTTACGGCGTACACCGATAATAGATGTGGCTTGTTGTTCTCCACCGTATGCACCTGATGACATTGTTAGTTTGCGTCCCTCCGCTCCTGATGAGCGTGAGGTTTGATGCAACACAAGCAAGGGAACATCGTGGCGTCGTCCGAAGCCTTTGAGGTAGCCTGCCTTTTCAGGCACCATCTCTCCTGCTTCTACTAACTCTAGGTAGTCAACAACAACAAGGTCGGGTTTGTCTCCCCACACGTCGCACACTTCACCGTAGGCTCGTTCCATGTCTGCTGGTACGAGTGGCTGGTCAAACACTGCTAGGTTTGGAAAGTCTTCCTCTGCTGTTTGGCGTAGTAAATCAATTGCTGTCTTGTCGTCTTCGGCAACTCGCTGTTCAAGTTGACGAGCATCAATGTTGTGATGCATACATGTTAGTTTAGTTAGTACAAGAGTTTTGGGTTCATCAGGGATGAACAAAGCAATCTTCTTATCACGATTGTTTCGTAATGCGTGTAACAGCACCAGTGTTTTACCACCGTGGCTGTATCCAAGCATCATTGACATTTCGCCAGGGGCAATACCACGCATCTCGTTGTCTATTGGTTCTATACCAAGATACACACGGTCTTCGGGTGATTGTGCCCAGCGCACAAATGAATGTGCCGCTTCTGTGAGTGGCACGTAGTGACGGTATTCCTTAGGAACGGTAAAAGCAGGGGGTGTGGCGCCCCCTGCCTCTACTGAATCCCATCCCGCCTGTATTTGGTCAAGCGAGAGTCTCAATTACTGTCCCTTTGGTGGCCAGTAGGCTTTTTCTTTGTCGTTCACGGCTTTGAACCATGGACGCTTCGGATTGGCTGCAAGGTCTGCACGGTTGTCGTACACTTCGGTTACGCCATCACGCTTGCATGCGCTGATGAGCCAGCCTGGGATTGGACCTTGCTGGTCATTCTTTACACGCACAGCAAAGCCTTGCTCTGTTGCTTGTGGGAATGCAGCCTGTACATATTCTGCTTCGGTGGGTGCTGGAGCATTGCCGTAGATGGACTTCATCAACAGTTCTGTTACTGCGTCAAAGTTGTCTGCGAACAAACCGATGTCTGCTCCGTTGGTTGTAAGTTCGCTCGCAATTTTTGCCGCTACTTGTGTAATGATACTCTTGTCCTTATCCATTGGTGGACTCCTCATTGATGTTGGTGTTGTTGTTGTCAAAGTCACTTAGTTGTGACCCTTTGCAGATTGACCAGAATGGGCACCACTTCTCTGAGCAGAGTCCGTGCTGGTCGTTTACAGGCCATGACATATCTTTGTTCTTATCATAGATAATGGACAATGGCTGTACTATAGAGTGTACCTGATGTTTGAACCAGTCAACGTGACTTTGTGTTCTGATGATTGGTACAATCTGCCCTACAGATTTTGTTGCCCGAGTCATAACGCCATAGTTGAAACGCACAGGGAAGTCGGGCGACCATCCCATGTGTACGCTGGCATACGCATACGCTGATGCCTGAATAGATTGACGTTGCTTTTCTCCTTGGGAGTATTTGCGTCCTGCTGTTTTCCAGTCCCAAATAACACCGTTAGGGTCTACATAGTCCATCGTGCCACCAAGCCAAACTTCCATAGGTTCAGGTTGGCATTCAAAGTCTAGTGACTTGTCTGATGGGTGGTACGTCATCAGTGGTACACCGAAGTTGGCTTCCACTTTTCCACCGATGACAACATGTGGTGCTATCTCCGAGTGGAATGTGTTCATCAGCGAGCCGACATACTCACGCATGTGTTCAGGTCCGTTTGTTGAGTTCAGTTTGAATGGTTCTTCATCCATCAACCGTTCAAGTTCCAGACTTGCTTCCTTGTATGAGTTTTTGTTTTCACCCGTTGTCAGGTAATGCTCAATGCCACGGTGTACGGCTGTGCCGATGTGTGTAGCGTCAGAACCCTGACGCCACTCGGGCAAGTTCATTCCGAGGCGTGCACGCTCGGGACAAATCATCACGTCGTTAAGCCAGGATTGACGCACCCATAATCGGCGTCTTGCTGGATACATTGTTTCGTCTTTCCATTCGGCTTCAATATTTTCTATTCTCATAGTTGCCCTCTCTGTGTTAGGCGTTTGCGTAGGTGTGTAACATACGATTTGTGGATGGTGACACCGAAACGCATATACAATTCGTTCTTTAGTGGTGTTGGTTGTTTGCCGAGTCGTATACCGTCAACTAGATATTCAAATACATCTTCGTCTAGTTTACGTGCGAAATGTCCTCGCCATTCCTCGGTTACTTGATTCTTACGGAACTCTGCTAATGGTTGTCTTGTTTTGTCTCTCAGTTCAAACCAATGGGTTAGTGTTCCGTCCCACTTACCAAAGTGGGCTAGTGCCTCACCGTTGAGAACCTCATACGGTATGGCTAGGTAGTTAGGTGTCGTGTATGGTTCTGTGAGTTTCACATCGCATAAACATTCGGGTGGGTGTTGTAACACACCACACCCTTCAGGGGAATAAGTCATTGTCTCCTTGTCTTGTATTAGCGTACTTGTCAGGTGGCGTGCCACCCCTAGGTGGCATCGCCTTCGGGACTGGTCTTTACCCCACCCCCTGTAGTCCCCCTCCCCGTGGTCGTTACTCTAGTAGGGGCTTTGTCAACGGCTACCATTTCCACGAGGCGTGACCCTCTCGGATGGTGGCATAGGGGCGGCTCAGACAGCGTGAGAGCCGTGCTAAGGGTCTTGGGGCACTTGGGGCACGCCCAGTAGTTCACAACGCCTCCTGTGGCTTCTCAGCGTCTCTCATAGTCTCTCCTTACCCACGGTGCTGGTACTGTCGGTTTCAGGTAGTCGTAGTTACGGATACAGCCCCAACCGTTGAAGCCGACAGGCTTCTGAAAGAACCCATTGGGTGCTAGCCACCCTCTGATTGCGATACGGTTGGCGACTAGGATTTGTTCTAGTCGGGTTGCTTTCCATTGCTTGGATGCGAACTCTTCGCCACCGAAACCGTTCCACGTGTTGATGTAGATACCAAGCCCACCTGCGTAGAGTCCTTTGTCTTTCCAATTCCTTCTAGTTTCACACCAAGCAACCCTATCCCAATACCGATTGTGTGGCACAGGGAGTTCAGCGAGTCTACTAGGCTCATCCCAAGCAAATCTTTGTACCGTGGCTTTACCCCGATGAGGCGCTGATGTTGTACTAGTTGTTGTGTACGGAGTAAGTATTTGTTTAGCATTGAATGTTTCCTTTACGGTTGTTGTTGTTGAATTTATGTGGGTAGAAATGGGTGTAGCAGGGGTATGAACCCCTGCGACACACAGACACGCTGTAATCAGTTTCCTAATCAAGTTGTAATTCCTCAATGGCAAACACTAATGACTTCTCAAACTTATGTTTGGCTTCCATCATTAGGGCGTATTCCTCAGATACACCGTCTTGCCATTTGGTTGTTGCGACCCTGCCAATTTTTTTGGCTACCTGGTCACATCCGATACTTAGTGATTTGATAACCGAGCGTAGTTCGGGTATCGTGAGGGCTGTTGATGTTGTGTATTCCATTGTGTATTCCTAGAAAGGGTCGGGCAAGGTTACCCATTGTCCTGTTGTTTGTGGTGGGGTTGGTACTGTTCTGCTAATTCTTTCACGAAGTTCGTTATAGTCGTACCCCTCTTGTTCTGCTGTTATAGTTGGTCTGCTGATTGTTATGGTGTGGTTGTGGTTGGTGTTGTAAACATACTCCTCCTCCATACGCCGAGACTGTTCAGGTGTCAGCGTAGGTAAATCCTCAACCTTACCATTTGCCTTGTCAACGGTGTCGGGTTTGTCCATAAGCCCATCCTCAAACTTACCTTCCAAATCTTTCAGGTAGGCATCAAGAAACTTGTTGGTCAACAGTTCACGAACACCGTGCGATACGGCGTCACGATACTTAGACCACATATCAACCAACTCGTCCCTAGATAGTTCGTCTAGTTCGTAGTGACCGTAACGATTCAATGTGCCGTATGTTCGGATAGTTAGTCGTTGTTCCTCAGTCAAGTTGTGTAACTGTCCAGCATACAGCCTGAGATGATTGTTCCAGTTGTTGTATGTCTCATCAAATGTTGTGCCAGCAGGATTGAGAATAGACGAACCGTTACCTGACGGTATGGTATGCGTGATACCACCAGCGTACATTCTGTAATGAGTTACAGCCTGATATTTATTATCGGACTGTGAATGTTCCAAAACCAAAGCCATCATTTTCTCGTTGATGCTTTGCTCTGCGTTCTGTGAGTAAATCCAAGATTCAGATAACTCGTCCTCGGGTACGTCCATTGTTATTGTGATTGTGAATGATGTATTCATTTTTGTCATTTGTTTCTCCTATTGTTGTTCAGTCGTTGGCTTCGTTGATGGCGTCTTCAATACAGGACATACCCTCTGTATTCAGGGCTTCCTCCATCTTGCGCCACGACCTTGATGCTTTGATGCGTTTCATCTCATCATCACCAATCTCGTCGTCACACATAAAGCGTATGTCGTCCTCTGTGAAAACAGAAACTTTCCAGTCAAACTTTCGGGCTAACGCCCACAGTAAGTCCAATGCTTCTGTGTTGTCGGTGATGAAATCAGTTATGTGTTCCATTTGTTTTTACCTCCTAGTAGTAGTCGTAAGTAGAGTCGTAGTTGCCGACACTAAGGGCACGCTGAGTATCGTCCTGATACTTCTGCGCAATCCTAGCCTCGTCAAACCAGTCTGTTGGTGTGTTGGTTGGTGGTGTCCACAGACACGAGCACAGCATACGGTCATTGTGACAGAACCAGCAGGTGTCACACTCGGGGCACAGTTCTGCTTCGTTCACATTGGCTTCGCAAACATACTCGGTGTGACCACAACTTGAACACTTCCACAGTTCGCCCCACACTTCCTCGCCGTTCTCATCAATGTATGTACAATCCTGTACAAGTTCAGAGTCGTAACCGTTCTTGTCTATTGGTGTCACATTAGTCCACGCACTCTGTGACCAGCCACTAGTGTACATACCTGAACCTGAATAGGTGTAGGTGCTACGACCGTACTTGTATGAGTTGTTAGACCACCAAATGTCACCGTCCCAAGTACCCAGGTTCTCGTTGATGATAGTGTAGTCATTCTGTACAGCAGGGTTAGCAGACAGGAACACAAGTTTAGAACCAGCGGCAAACTTGGCTAGTTTCTTGCGTGCTTTCTTACTGTTGAGAGTAGACGCACCACCCCAAGCAGGGAACAGTTCCTCAGCAAAGATGCGTGTATCAGATTTACCGTTGCGTTCCTTGATAGGAAGCATACCGTTATGTCCAACAACACTCAGTTGGTCATTACCTAGACGGAATGGGTGACAGTTATCAACTGTTGTACCACCGTGGGTAGTGATGCGTGAATGGAACAGGGCTACACCCTGATACTTTTCTCGTTGCTCAAAGAACTCAGCGATGATTTTATCAGCGTTGAGTCCACTGTTGGTAATGATACGAGTACGGTCGTGAATGGCGTAGCCGAAACCGTCAGGGTTATTAGCGGCGCTATTTTGTAGGTGCTCGTAGGTTGGTGTTGCGTATTCCTGTATGAAAGTCAAGAGACACATTGCTCAGACTCCTTTCGTTGTTGCGTACTCGTCAAAGGCTAGGTATCCGTTGTCTCGTGTGAACTCACGGAACTTGTCCCAGTCGGTACTTGCTTTTATGTTTATGTTGTTGCGTGTCGCCACAGAGTAGTCAGCGACAGCGTGTACGGCTTCCAGCCGTGCTTTGAGTGTGCTAGGTCGTAGTGTGCCCTTGAAGAATCGTAACTCAATAGTGTTACGGTTCTGTAAGTTGAGAGCAACATAACGGTCTGCGTTGTAATGTACATAGTCACGACCACGCTTGTTAGCACCCTTGGCATAGTTCAGTAGACGAGTTGTTTCTGACTGGTCCCACTTGGCGTAACTGTTGTTGGTGCGACCAGCAATACGACCCCATTGTTCTGAGTTCTGATAGAACAAAGACATAAAGCGCCACAGTGAACTGGCACGGTCAGCAAAGAAACCAGCGTTGATGTGAACATGTAATCCACAACTGGTTGTCTGCGCAGAACGCATACCAATCTTGGCAAGTTCACGCAGGTTCTCATAGTCAAACTGTGACTCTAAATACTTGCGTGTCATCGGATGCGACACCATCTCAAAACCGTCACTAAGTGAACCGTCGTGTTTGAGGTAGCAAGTGTCACCGTACAGTTGTTGTGCGAGTTCAGCACCCTCTTCAACATCGCAGTCTATGGCTTCCATCTCTAACTCAAAACCAGTCACAGATACACGGCGTGGCTCGCTAGATAAAGTGAGCGCACGACCAGCAGGTGACACAGTAAAGAACTGAACCTCAGGACGATACGAATAGTCGTGGATAAGTCGGCTACGACTTTCACGGTCGTGTTCACAGTCGGCACAGTCGTCGTAACGATAGTACAAGTCGTGAGTATCACACCACGAATACTCGTGGTAACAATCACTACAAACAGAACGGTCACCGTTGATGAGTTCTAAGTCGTCGTTCACCGTGAAGTCGGCACAGTCTTCACAGTATGAAAACTCCATCTCATACAACTCGGCAATCCAAACGGAAGTGCCGTTCTGTACGGCACGGTTTTCTGTTTCAGAGTCAGCCCCTGCTACTGAGTTGGTGATACGCACATCGTAAGATGTGTTGGTGCGTGGAATGAGCATGAGGTCATCACGCTCAAAGTAGTCGCCACTGTAATGGCATTGGTATGTTGTGGTTGGTAGTTCGGTCATTACTCCGAGCCTTTCTTGTAAAGCCTGAACTTCGTCAGGTGATAATGGGGGAACACCAAAGATTGATGTAGTCATTAGTTTGCCTCCTAGGCAGTTGTGTTTTGTTTTGGGTTGTGTGATAGAGGTCTATCACGGTTGATGGAAAGTCGGGAAACCCTTGTGCTATAAGGGAAATCCGTTGATGTCGCACTCCTCTCTGTTGAAAATTGGTGAGATACGCCAGCGTAAGCCGATGTTGTTTTCACGCTCAAAACCTGCGAGGTCGCACTCGTCAACAAACGTGACACGCTCGGTTACAGTATCAACGCACATGTAGTACGCAGGTTTGAAACCAAACTTGCGTGCTCGGTCAATGACACGCACAAAGTCGTTGTCGTATGGTTTGTTGTTGCGTGAATCTCGTTGTTGTTTCATAATAGTTTCCTTTTTGTATTAGCGTTAGTAGTTATAGTCGTCATCATCAAGGTCTTCCAACCAAAGTTGGTAAGAAACCTCATCTGTATAAAACGACAGGTCGTCGTCCATAACAAAGTCACGGAACTTCACGGCGTTGTCATAACGGCGTGAGTTTTCCAAATCCAATCTGTCAATGGCATTCTCCATCAGGTAAATTGTTTTGTTGCGAGCATACACTCGTAACGGAACAATCACCCTTAGGTATAGGTTGGTGCGCCAATGAAGTTTCATTGTTGTTCTGCTTTCTGTTTCATATTTTGTGGTTGTTGTGGGTGAGTGCCCTCATCAATGAGCACCCAACAGGTTTCGCAAGGGTCGTGCTTTACACGACACTCACGACAATGGAAATGTAAGTCGTCCATTATTTGTTCTCCTTTGGCTTGGACTTGTATGGCTTCCACAAAGACTTGTGGTGACCACTATCGCAACGATTACGACAGCAGAAGTCCACATCTGTGTTACGCACAGGCTCCGACCATGCGTACTTGTCGTAACGCTCATACACACTTGGTGCTTCTTGATAAATGTTGAGAACATTGATGATGTGATTGTACTCACCATCAACATAGTTCCCAATGTCTGCGATACCTGTTTGCCACTCAGGTATTCCTTTCGTGATTCGTGACATAAAGCCACCTTTCTGTTATCTGACAACTCATCAGCACGGTTATGAACCGTGTACGCCTTACGGCGTTTCGTTGTTTGTGATAGAGGTCTATCAGCGATTAGCCGACTTGCGCGATGATGTCGGCTTCGTTGATTGTGTCAAACGAGATGACACCCTCTTCTGACTCAACAAGTGGCATCGTTGCGAGCAGGATTTTCTCCCAGAGCGCAACATACTCTTCGTTGATTTGCTTGATTGTTGATGGTGACACGATAGTGCTCCTTGTTTTTTTATTCTGATAACTCATCAGCACGGAAACTTATCCGTGTACGCCCAAAGGGCGTTTCGTTATGTCAGATGTTTGCCATTACGAATGGCTTGATTGCTTCCAACTGTTCACACTTTTTACGGAAAGTTTCGTACGCATACTTCATACGCATGAAACCAAACTCGTAATGATGAACCAAACCCTTGATTTCCTCAAGGACATAATCTGCTTCTGCTTCTGCGCCTTGCCATTGCCATAACTTGTACTCGTAAGTAAGACGCTTGATTTCTGTAACCTTAGACATAAAGACCTTGTCGTTATGTAAAGCGATTGATGTTGCCATTGTTATTTCTTTCTGTTATCTAACAACTCGTCAGCACAGGTCTAACCTGTGGACGCCTCACGGCGTTTCGTTGTGATAGAGGTCTATCAGTTGCTGGTGAAGATTGCCTTCGTAGCGATGGCGATGACCTCAGGTGACAAACCTGCTTTGCGTAGTTTGCGAGCAACATCAGCATCGCTGATGGTGACAGTAGAAACCTTGCGTTGAGGCTTGGCATCTGCTTTCTTGTTGTTGCCACCACGAGACGCAACAATGTGTGCCATAGACAGACACGCATTAGCGCCACCGACAATGTTCTCGTTCGCCCACTCAATGAGTCCGATGTTGATACGGATAGTGTTCACCGTGTTGGTATCCCACTTAGTACCCTTGACATCGCTTGCCCACTTAGTAGCAAACGCTTGCTTGTCGCCACCACCGTTACGCTTGTACTCGTTGTACGCATCAATCCACTTAGGAACGACACTGCGCTCTGCTAAGTAAATCGCTTTCGCAAGCGAGATGAAACGGCTCTTGGTCGTGGTGACCTTGCCCTTTGTTGTTGCCATTATGTATCTACTTTCTGTGATAGAGGTCTATCACGGATAGAGCCTGCCTAGTTTGTATTGTGATAGCGCACCACCCGACAGGAGATGATACGCTGACACGGTGCTTGCCCTGTCACTAATAGAAACTACGGCGTCTATACGCTTCCGTGCCTTGCGCTGTATGGGTGTTCGCACGCTGATACATACCCCCTGGGCGTAGGCCCTCCCCTGCC